AGACGGTCACAGTGCCGCCGCTCAATGTCGCCGAACCTATGACGGCATGCGGTGCGTTTTGACCTGTGCCCGATACGTTATACAGCGGCAAGGTGCCTGTCGTCGTCGCATTGATTGAGCCTGTAACAGTCACAGCGCTAGGCAAGATTTTTACCGTCGGCGTTGTGAATGTTGAGCCCCCGGTCGCGGTCGACGGTACAAACTCTAACGCGCCGGTTGTAAAGGCGTTCGAGGCTATATTCCAGTTCGTACTAACATTTGACGGAATCAACCTTATCTGTGCGCTGCTGTCGTTCGTTGGCGAACCCCCAACAGTCACACTCCCATTGCCGGCGGCGGTGCCAAAAGTCACGGCGCCGGTCGTTGTGATGCCGCCCGTGAAGGTTTGCGAGGCGTCCGTGCGTGCAATAACGGCGGTCGTCGACGGGAATGTCATCGACGTGCCATCGGTTCCGACAAAAGTTAGCGTATTGCTCGCCGTCAGAGTCTTACCCGCGGCAATCGTCAATGTACCGGTGCCCGTCGTAATCGTGTTGCCGTTAATTGATGTCGCGGTCGCCACGCCTAACTCGGGGGTGACGAGCGTCGGCGATGTATCCATCACAAATTTTGTTCCGGTGCCGGTTTGTGATGCAATAGAAGTGGCATTACCAGTGCTGGTGATCGGGCCTGTCAAATTTGCGTTTGTTGTAACATGGCCAGCAGTCAGACTCGCTGCGGTTCCTGTTAAATTAGTTGCCACCCCCGACGCAGGAGTACCGAGTGCTGGATTAACTAAAGTTACATTGGTGAGCCCAGCGGTCCCCCATGATCCGTTAGCCGGAATGAGATAGTGATAATCCCACGTGCCGGCAGACGAACCAGTTGCTAGCGCAATGACTCGAGCATAGCCTCCAGAGGGAATAGTTGTAATTGCACCGCCGAGAAAATCCTGTACTGTCAAAATACCAGAGCTATTGTTGTTGAACTCCACTGTATAACCAGTCGTCACGCTAAGTGCACTAGGCATTTGAAACGTCTGATTAAGTGTCCCGGTCAAGATTTGAGTCCGGGGTGACGTGACATTCAGTGTCGTTACACCACCTGCGCTAACCACATTAGCAGTTGAAGCTGAGTAATTGGCCGCTGTAATAGTTCCACTAACTGATAGCGAGGTGCCAGTGGCTGCTCCAATGACAGGGGTTGTCAGCGTAGGCGATGCAAATGTGCCACCAGTGATAGTTTTTCCAGTAAAGGTCAGTGCACTCGGCAGAGAAAGCGTTGGATTTCCCGCTACCCCGTTACCATTCGTGACTGTGATCTCTGCGCCAGTACCTGTCAATGTACGGCCAGTAAAGGTATTAGTCGCAGTTTGAGTCATTAAACCATTTGTATTAAAGACCGCCAACGATGTCAGGGGAGCAGCCAGATAAGAGGACGGCAAGGTACCAACGCTCGTCACTCCTGCAGACATAGAAACTGCACCTGTCGCTGTGTGCAGATCAGCACCGGTGCCTCCGTATGCTGTTGCTATCGGAGTTCCTGCATATGATCCTAATGGTGTCCAGGCATGTGTTGCGGTATTTAATTGCGCAGTTTGTACCCATGACACGCCATCATATATCTTCAACGTAGCAGGGTTTGTCGACGTATCAAGCCAATATTGATACCGAGAAGGACTTGGGGGCGCAGTGGCCCCAGCATACTGGCTTAAAAGATTGCTGATATCAGAATAAGCCGCTGCAAAATTCGACCGAAGAGGAGCAGAGGCTAAGGGTGAGTTAGCTGCAGGTACAGCAGGATTGATAGTGCTGCCAGCAAAAGCAGAACCAGAAAGCAGGATTAAAACAAAAAGGTTTAATAGTTTACGCATAATTCAATCTCATTAAGTAGGAGGCAAAATACTAGCCCAAGAACCAACACCGAAACCACCAATGGAGCTTGTATTCAACCCGAATCCAAAAATAGGAGTCGATGGAATTGAGCTCGTTATGTACCCAACAACCTCTACTCCTCCAGGTCTAAGGTCTAAATAACCTCCAGTCAGCAAAGCTAAAGTCACTGCGTCTATTTGTCCTCCGATAAGACCCATGTACATGGTCATGTCACCATTATCAACAATAAACATTGTGAATCCAGTGCCACTAAAAAGAGCATCCCAAATCTTATAAGCACTAGGAATAGTCCCATCCCATTGATTAGATAAGATAATTGCCTTCAGATAAGTCCTGTAGACGTAATCAGGAAGGGCTAATAGACCTGAGCTAGGATCAAATGGTCCTTTCCAGACACCTTGACCAAAGCCTAAGCTGCTTGAACCTAAGCTAAAATAAACATTCGAAAGAGGTGTCTTTAAATATCTAGTACGACCTACCCATTGCCCAATAATATCAAGTTGGTTTCCTACGGCTGAATCAATATCAAAAGAGAGGAGAATCGATTCTAACGTAACTGAGTTGTCAACTAAAGGCTGAAGCAGTTGAGTCAAAGCGTCGATAAAATTAGATTTTCCTCGATTTTCACTGGGAACCAAATCAAGATATGGCTTAACATCTCCGGTTGATGGAAAATTGTTGACGTCATACTGAAGACCTGAGTCCCAGCTTCCTCCACTGTCCCATGATTGAATATCTGACATTAGGTCACCACTAAGGAAATATTATTAACGGCTGAGATAGCTGCTTCATTAAACGCAATCACCACGTCTGAAGGGGCAACTGGGTTTCCATCTCGAGAAATTTTGATGGCGGTCACATTGTAAGTTGAGCTTAAAGGAGAGCCATTTAAATTTGCGGCAGTAAAAAGTTTGGTGTAATAAACATCAGTTCCAATGTCCAGTGAGGAAATTGCTGTTGCAATAGCTGCGATGATAGATGTTCCTGTGGTGGAGACGTACCCAGCAAGGGCAGTAATATCAACTTCAACAGTGATCACAATCTCAGCTAATGTAAAGAAGTGAATGGTGCTTGATATACCTTCAGAATCTACTACCGTGATACTTGTGGTTCCATAGGTACCAGTGCCTGGTGTCTTTTTCGACGCAATCGTATTTCCGATGACCTGAACATCTCCCCCTTCAGTCACTGCACTGATACTGTGAGCTGGGATTCCATTTCCGTCAGTAGTTCCGGTCGCATTTTCATAAACTTTGTAACGCTGCATGCCTGGAATGTTCCCGATGGCTGCCACTATAGCGTCGATCACAGAGAGCGCAGGAAGAGAGGTTGAGACGGATTGACGAGAGCGAAGAGTGGCGTCATCCTCTACAGGTTGTCCAACAATTGCTGCTGATGGGTTAGTTACCGTCTGCCAGCCTCGAGTAGGAGTAGCGATAGTTGTAATTGTATTCGGGGCTGCTGTCAAAGCTCCCTGAACAGCCGCAGTAGCTGTAACGGTAATGCTTCCTCCAATAGGGATAGTAACTGTAGTTGGAAGATTCCAATTATTCCCCAACGAATCAGCGATAACTCCATTGGAGATGACTGTTCCAGCTTGTCCGACGATGATCACATCTACAGTGCTGTTACTGGCAACTAATCGAGCGAGACCGTTAATTTTTACTACGCTAGAAAGCCCTACTCCTTGTGCAGTTGATGGCGAGAATGAGTTGTAGGTGGCTACTGCCATCTGATTAACGTCATTGATAGCAGCAGCAAAAACTGCTAAGAGCTGGCCATCTTGGCTGTCTGGGCCTAGATAAGAGTCAACACCATAAATAGTCTGGAAGCTTAGTGTCAACGAGGCTAGGATATCCTCATAAGAAGGAGCTGAGATACCGGTAGGCGTAATTTGAGCGGCTAGAGACATTAGAACACCTGTTGAATAGTTGTTTGGCCGTAAATGGTGTTAATCAGCATCACTACAGTCAAATTTCGGTTAGAGTCAAGCGAGCTAGTGTACTCTTGGATCTCAGTCACTCCTTGCGTGTTCAAGACCACTTCTTGAATCGCCTGATCGTAAACGGATTGAGTACCAGCCCCTAAGATTTGGGTATTATATGGGGTACCTTGGGTGCGATCAAGGAACCATTCGCCCTGCATCAAAGCAAGACGAGTTTTCACCGCTTGGCCTACTGTCTCAGGAGAATTTACAAAAAATTCTTTCGGTCCTTGACCAAAGACATAGTCTCCATTAGTGTCTAGCTTACGATACCTCAATTTGGGCCTCCTGTGTTGCCACTACCTGGCTGGACACCACTGTGGGTGTGGGTAGAAAGTACCACAGTATCACTAGAAAGGACACCGGCTGAGTGGGTAATATTCCCCGTAATATTGCTGCCGACAGAGCCCCCAGTGCCTGCCAAGCCTGCCTGATAAGTAAGCAAACCCTCCACCGTAAGTGCCCCAGTGCAGGTTGTCTGTGGCGAATCTATCGTAACTGTTGGAGACGTGACCTTGACTGATGCAGAAGCATTGACCACGGCCTCAGCAGTGTTCACCGTGACCTTCGTAGGGGCAGTAATGATAATGCTACCATGTGCCACATCAACGAAGGTCTGGCCATCATCTGACCTAAACTGGGCTGAAGTGGTACTTATACCTGAGAGCACACGTGGTTGAGACCGAGGACCGACGAAAGCAAAACCGTCAGAGAGATCGTGCATCCTCAGTTCAGCCTGACGTCCAATGCCACCTGACTGCCACCAGGCATCGATGCAGCGAGAAGCAAAGACAATCAAGGCTTCATCGCCTTCAGTGACCGGATAAGTCATAGTAAAACCACCGCCACTTGGGAAGACTATAGGAACATCAACAAGAAGCGGCATATCTTTCCAAATAAAGGAGCCGTCTGGTTGCTGAATCTTTCCTTGGATGGTAGGGTAAACTGTGACTGTCATTTTGACATGATCAAAGGAATTAATGATAGCAGGCATCGCTGTCCACACTCCTGACTGAAAGCCAGTGAAGGCAGCTAGCAAAGCTGTATTTAAATCATTAAACCGTTCTCTTCGATCCACAATTATTCCTTAGCCATAGGTAGCTACAGTGTCTGATGATTTGTCTAATACCAACCCGATCATATCTGAATACCATTCATCACCACGACTGTCTCCAGTATGTTCCACCACATAAAGAAAATAAAATCCATCGGAGCTAACATCAGCTAATAGCTGAAGACCTGCCCACTGATTATAAGGAAGCTGGCCTATGCCGCCTGGAATAGCATTGCTCGGCTGAGCCAAAGTTTGGTTAATACTGGTGTTGTCGATTTTCACTAAGCCGCCAATTTTCAACTTAGGGTTGAGCAAACTCCTAACCTTGATTCCATCATCAGTTTGCTCTGGGAGACCAATCATACCAGTTCCTGAGGTTAGCACCACAGCTTCCCCAGGCAGATAGGAATCCAGTGGGACCATTTGGACTTTTCCATCTTGGATGGACCAAGACCAGCCCTGTGAGTTAGCAGCGTTACGAAGATGATTTCGCCCCATTCCCCATAGCACCTTCCCACGAGGATGCACCCCACCAAAAACTGGTGGAAGATAACCAATCGGAAGCCCCATTTGAAAGGCCACAGCCTTAATAGTATCCTTAGTAGTTGAGCCTGCCCCCAAAGTTGCTTGCACCATCCCAAAATTATATTCGGGGTCACCAGAGGCCGCTAAAATATCTAGATAGGTGTCCTTAGAGTTTTCACGGCCTCTTCTGAATTGCTTAATGGTACCATCAAAGATGGTGCCGAATGATGAATTTACATAACCAGCTTGTAGAATTATCCTGGTATACTCCACTCCGTTATTCTTACTGATGATTGTCTTTACCGTCTCAGCTGACAGATTATAAACTCTGATGACTGCAGTATTAGGTGATTCCTCATTTGATTGAGTAATGTGAAACTTAAAGTGCATATCAGACAGGTCCAGACCGTCTTGCTGGCTATCAGCAACAACTAGAGACGATTTTCTGATCCAGTTTGTTTGATTAATCATTATGGCACCACAAAATAAACGTGGGAGGTTGATCCAAGATTTTCGAATGTTGGCACAGCATTAATGTCAAATGCGGACTCACAAATTAATGAACCGCCGAAGTTTAGATAACGATACTGCGCCAGCAAATCGGTGCCTGTAATTAAAGGGATTCCAGTTAACATGGAGATTCCTGCCTCGGTATAAATGTCAAGAATCCAGCAGTTGGCTGAAACATTCCACTTTAGGATCATCTGGTAGTTCACGCCAGCAAGAGCAATCGAAAACTTCTGCGGCTCAGCTGTGAGAGGTACCTCATAACGGGTGCTCATGGGGTCACCTGCAGCTGCTTATTCCCAGTGTTTTGAACTGGAGTCGTTTTCTCAGGACTGGCTTGGGCGCTAGCATTAATTGGGACCTGAGTTGTTTTCACAGAAGAGAGTAGCACCTGTCGGCAGACGGCCGTTAATACTAAAGCATTCTCAGAATCTTTGGTTGTGGTCACTGATAATGATTTGAACAGCATATCATTGTAAAGACGCTTACCGGTGTAAATATCGAACAAGACTGCTGAAGATTGAAGCTTTAGCAAAATCTGATAGATAGCTTTGATCTGTTTAGCTCCATTGCCACTAATCAAGGACGATATCGCATCAGAAGTAGGAAGGGCACTTACGACTAACCCTGCTCCTGGAAGAAGAACTGAAGCAGCTCCAATAGCCGAACCAACAATGCCAGTTGCTTTAGGAGCTGGGCTGTTTGACCAGGCACAGTGGATAACCACCTCTGAGGGGCGCTTAAAGGCATGATCAGCGATCACTGCTCCTCGCTCAACTGGATGATCGGTGATCTCCAGCTCGTCATGATGAACCTCCTCAATGGTGACTTGAGGAATTAAAGGTTGCAGTGGTCCCTGCCCTTGGTCAGGAGCTGGATAGAACCCTCGTTGTGGCTTGATGTACAACGCACCAAGACCGATAGCTAAGGCTGGGATAGCAAAACCAGTTGGCCCGCTCATTGAACCCTCGCTACAGTATTGCGAACAATATCGCCGTTAACTCTAACCTGGCCTCGGAGCACTTCATTGCCGACGGCTTTAGGATCGCCAGTCCCATTTACGTGAATGTCAGTCTTCTGATTGATGGTCACAGCCTGTCCCGTTGTCTTTCGAACATAATCACTAGTCTCAGCTGGCAAAGCTCCGAGTCCGCCTTTCTTATCGAAATTTCCCATGCCCCAATTATAAGCAGCCATGGCCTTTTGAATGTCACCGTTGTAGCGCTTAAGCAGGTCACTAATGTAATGGGCAGCTCCAGTGGCTGACTGCATCAAATTATTAGGGTCTTGTACTCCATATTCTTTAGCGGTGCCATCCATGAACTGAAAGTGTCCCCTAGCACCTTTCTTCGAGGTCATGTTGGCGCCTCGAGCTGACTCAGTATTCCAGACTCGGTCAAGCAACCCAGCAGGAAGCTTGTACTTGCTCTCTAGTTGATTGAATAATTTGCCTGCGTCAACAGTAGCAGAAGCAACTGGTGCACTTCCAACAGGGTAGCTGATCTTACCCTCAGAGGCTCGCTTATTACGGATATCCTTAGGAATACTGCTCGTTCCCAAAAAATCAGTCCACCAATTATCTCCGTTATAGCCGTTTTTCTTCCAGTTGTCAGTCATGTTCTTAGAGCTTTCTTTATCAAAAGCTTTAAGATCCTTCCAAGCTTCTTTAGCAACTCCTGTCACCCCCTCCTTACTAAAATCTATCTTGTCGAAATGGATCATTGAATCGAGGAATTCATCAGCCTGTTTAGCCACTGATTTGAAAGCTGGGAGCAGCGTAATAGATAGCTTCTTGGCGAGCATATCAACCTTGTCTCCAAGATCACGAAGAGTGTTCATGTACTGCTTGCTAGCCTCAGCCGCTTGCTGGCCGTCAACTCCAGCCGAAGCCAGCAGGTCGTTGTATTTTGCTTGGGCGGCAATCAGCTCAGGCATGCCCTGTTTCAGCATCAAAAATGTTTTCTCATCGATACCAAACATGCTAGCATATCTAGCACCAATGGCATGAGGCATGTCAGAGAGCTTCTTGACTTCT